GCGCGACGACGAGCGCGTTGCGGCCGGATTATGCGCCTGTGGTCGAGCGGGAACGGCGGAAGAACCCCGCCAACGCACGACGCGAGTTCGACGCCATCCCGATGACGGACGCCCCGGAAATTTTCTTCTCGCCGGCCCTCATCGCGCAATGCGAGGACGATTCGATGCCGTTCCCTATGGCGCCCGCGGCGGGGAGCTACGCGGACCCCGAGCACAAGGCGGCTGGCGCGGACTTCGGGTTCCGGTCGAATTCGAGTGCCATGGCCGTGACGCTCCGCAGCGGTCAGGAGATTTTCCTTGGGCACCTCGTCGAGCGTCGACCCGCAGAGGACCAGCCGCTCAAACCATCCGAGACGGTGCGGGAATTCGCCGCGCAATTGGGCGAGTATGGGGTGACGTACGTCACGGCGGACGGGCACTACCGCGAGTCGATCGTCGAGCATTTGAACCTGATTGGCTTTGCCGACACCGAAGCGAACCCCGGTGAAGTGTTCGTGCGGGCGCGGCAGCTGATGCGAGACGGGCGCGTGCGCATCCCGAATTACAGGATGCTTCCGGAGGGAGCGGAACGTAACGCGGTCGAGCGCCTTGTTGACCAGATGAAGGAGGTCAGGAGCACGCCGCAGGCCGGCGGGACATATTCGATCAAGCTGCCGTCCTGGCCGGACGGGTCGCACGGGGACCTTGTTTCGGCATTCGTTTTGGCGCTTTATCGCTTCGGCGGGCAGGTCTCGAAGGAGGAAGAGCCGAAGCTGGGCGATCCGGGTTACGAGGAACTGCAACGCGCCAAGCGTCGGGCTGCACTACGTGAGCAACAACGTAGTGGCAAGAGATTTTGACTTGTGGCACATTGTGCCGTGATGGGTCAACGGCAGGAGTTGGTGGACTGGATGCGCCGTAATGGCGTAGAGCACGCCGAGTTTGACGCCCAAGGGAACCTGCTCGTGTGCCGGCTGGGGCCCGACCCGTCAAAGGTGGCCCCAAAGCCAGAGCCGGTGCAGCGTCAGCCGCGCAACCTGTTGACGTCGAGCGTGAACGGCCTGCGTCGCGGTGAGCGCATCGATGGCTAAAAAGCGCGTTTCCAAGGCCGATAGGGTCCTCAACAACGAGGTCGATACGGCAAAGACCGGGTTTACCCAATGGTGGACCGCGGCAGATGGCGACGCGGCTACGGCCGTAAATACCGTGGTGAACCATATCCGGGCCCGAGCGTCATGGCGTCGCGAGGCGGACAAGCTCCACGCGGTCATGTATGCGGGCGGCTCTGGTTCGGCCGACATGCTGCTGGATGGCCGGTATTCGTACCACTACGACCCGGCATCACACCCGCGGAACGTCGCCCGTCAAGCAGTCGATACGCTCTGCGCCAAAGTGGCGAAGCACCGGCCGCTCCCGCAATGCCTCACGTCGCGCGGGAATTGGAAGCAGCAAAAACGCGCGCGGAAGATGACGCAGTTCCTCGAGGGCGTCTTCTATCAGACGAAAATCTTCGAGAGGCATACTTCGGCATGGGTGAGGGACGCAGGAATATTCGGTCGCGGCGCGCTCAAGGTGTGCAGGCAGGGGAAGGCGATCCGAGTCGAACGCGTGCACCCTTGGGAGCTCCTCATCGATGACTGGGACGCGCGATACGGAGAGCCGAGGAACATCTACCATGTACGCACGGTGGACGTCGGCGTAGCTCTCGCGATGTACGGCGATTCCGAAGAGAAGCGCGAGGCAATTCTCAGCGCATCGTCGATGACGAAGTCGGACGAATGGGACTGGGACGGGGGAACCGACAGCACGGTGCTCCGCGTTCGTCTCGTCGAAGCATGGCATCTTTGTTCCGACGACGAGTCTCACGGCGATGCGAAAGAGGTAAAGCACGAATGCTCCGGTCGGCACGTGGTTACGGCGCTGGGGAGCAACGTTTGCCTGGTGAACGAGGAATGGGGCGAATCGCTATTCCCATTCGCTATACTGAATTACAGCGAACCGCTAGCTGGTTACTGGGGAATCGGCGTTTGCGAGCATCTTGAGGGATGGCAGCTCGCGATCAACGAGCAGTTCGACAAGGTGCAGGAGGGGCACCATATGCTCGGCGGCGGCATCATCCTGACCACTACCGACTCCGACATCGTTGATTCCGACTTCACCAATGGGAACGTGCAAATCATCAAGCACAATCCCGGACGACCGCCGCAATTCGTGACGCCGCAGCCCGTGAATCCTCAGGTATACACGCGCGAGCGCGACATGCCGCAGGATGCTTTGGCCGAGGTAGGTCTGAATATGATGTCGACCGCGGGAATGAAGCAGCCTGGCATCAATAGCGGCGTCGCCATCAATGCGATCGACGATATCGAGGACGAGCGCCACATCGTGTTCGGTCGAGCTTATGAAGCCGCGTGCCTCACGCTCGCGCGCCTGTTTCTTCGCGCGGCCGCCAACATCGCCAAGGAAGAGGGCGAAATGGCGGTGCAGGTCCCTATGAAGAAGGGGCTGTTGCCGCTCAAGTGGGCTGACGTCAAGCTGGAAGACTTCCAGATACGCGTCTTCCCCACTTCGATGCTCCCTCAGCAACTCGGGGCTCGCCTCGAAAAGCTGAAGATGCTGTTCGACGCGCAGCTCATCGACCGGCAGACGTTTTTGCAACAGCTCGATGCGCCTGACCTTTCGGCGGAAATGGATCTGGAGACGGCGGACCGTCTGAACATCGATGAGAAACTCGAGGCCATCCTCGATGCGGAGACGGCCGAGGAGCTCACGAAGGCGGCCAACCAGGCCACGCCGAGCTCGTACATCAATTTCCGGTGGGCGCAGCGGCGCGCGCAACAGCGGCTGAACGAGGCCGAGACGGACGACCCCGATCGGGAGCCAAACCTCGACGCGATGCGCGATTTTATCGCACAGTGCAAGACATTGATCGATGAGGAAGAGGCCAAGGCAATGCCGGGCGCCACGCCGCCGCCGGCCGGCGAACCCATGGCGCCGCCTCCTCCTCCCGAAGCCATGGGCGGTCCGATGCCGCCGCCCCCGATGCCGCCAGAAATGCCGCCGCCGGCCGGGATTCCCCCGATGCCGCCCGGCGCGCCCCCGCCAGTAGGAATTGCATGAGCGACGAAGTAGCAGCGACGAATGTGAACGACCAGGCTCCCAGTGGAGACGCGCGGCTCGATTCGCGCGCCGAGGCGATGATCGAACGCTTCCGAACGGAACGCGTTGCCGCCGCCAAGGCGGAGCCAGAGGAGGGAGAGGCACCGAAAGCCGCACCGGCCACCCAGGCCCCCGCCGCCGCCGCTCCACCAGACGACCAAAAGCTCGCCAAATTGCTCGAGGCCGAGCGTGACCTACAGAAGCGCCGCGCGGAATTGCAGCGGAAAGAAAAGAGCCTCGAGGGCGTCGACGAGCGGATCAAGAAGGCCGAGGCGCTCGAGAAGATGTGGGCGAAGGCCGACGAGGACCCGGAGCGAATTCTCGAGATCCTAGAAACCAAGGTCGGAGCCGAGAAGCTCACCGAGTGGTTCGGGCGAATGACGGATCCAGGCTATCGCGCGATGCTTGCAGCCAAGCGGGCCGCCGATGAACACCGGGCGGACCTGTCGCCGTTCGAAAAGAGGCTCGAGGAGATTGAACGTCGGCAGAAAGCGGCCGATGCCGCGGAAGCTCGCGGGAAGGTCCAGAATGACATGAGTGGCCTCATCAAGGCCAACGCGGGCGAAGTGCCGTTCGCGCATCGTATGCTCGAGCGAAAGCCCGACAAGTTCTGGAATACCGTCGACCGGAAAGTGCAGTACCTGTCCGCTCCAAAAGAAGAGGGCGGCCTTGGACTTGCGTTCGGCACGGATTACAATATGAGCGACGTCGTCCTCCAGATCGAACAGGACCTGAAAGACGACTTCGAATCGCTGGCCGAAGAGAAGGCAGCAGCAGCGAATACAGGCAACGGAACCCAGACCCCCACGTCACCCGCCGCAGCGAAGGCAACCACACTGTCGAATCGCGAAGCTTCGACTCGGACGACCCTGCAGACCGAAAGGCCTGGTCGCAGATCGCACGAGGACAAGATCCGCGAGCTCGAACGCCAGGCTCGACGCATGACGTGATGACCTGGCCGAAAGGCCAACATGGCTGCTCTCCAATCGGTTACGTGGAATCTGGGCAAAGAATTTTGGCCCCAGAATGACATTTATGAGGAGCTTCTCGATGAATCGCCGCTCCTCGGCATGTTGAAAAAGGACACCTCGTTCGGCGAGGACGTCCGCCACATCGCGGTCGGTACCGGGATGCCGCAAGGCGTCGGTCCGGACTTCTCGCTCGCCAAGGGCGACAAGAGCCCGTCGCTCGCCGACGTGTTCGCGATCCGGGCAAAGACCTACTACGCGCTTTTCTCGATTCAAGGCCGCCTCATGCGGCAGGCGAAAATCGACAAGGCCGTCATCGTCAAGCCGTACGCGCGCGAGTCTCGCAACGCCATCCGGCAGTGGAAGCGCGACATCAGCGCCTATCTGTTCGGCAACGGCGGCGGAGCGATCGGCCGACTGACGTCGACGCAGGTGCTCACGGGCAACACGCTCGTCCTGGCCGACCCTTCCAAGGTCCGGTTCTTCCAGCGCGGGATGCGTGTCCAATTCTCGACGGACGACGGCTCGCCGGCGGCCCCCGCGGGCGTGAAGCCCGGATTCCTGACGATCACCGCCATCTCGAAGTCTGGTCCGAACCGAGGCACGCTCACGTTCGACCAAAATCTGAACGTCGGCGTCCCGTCGATTGCCGTTTCGGACTTTATTTTCCGGCATGGCGTTTACGCGAACGTGATTAACGGTCTGCGCGCCTGGATTCCCCCTGGCGATCCTGGTGGCACCGACCCGGTCACGGGACTCACGGTTCCCGGCACGTACCTCGGCGTGAACCGACTGCTCGACACCGAAGCCTATGCCGGCATCCGGATCGACGGGCGCAGCGCGGGGAGCATCACCAAGGCCGGACGCCTCGCGGCGACCGCCCTCTGCGATGCGACGGCATCGCCGGACCTCTGGATCGTCTCGACGACCGAGTGGAACAAAATCGTCGACGAAAATACGGAAGCCGGGAAGCTGACGTACAACGTGACGCCGGCCGAGGGCATCGGGAAGTACAAGCCCGGCGCGTCCTACGAGACGTTCACGCTCAAGGGGCCGCGCGGAGACATCAAGGTCCTCGCCGATCCGGACTGCCCGACGGGCCGTTCCTATATGCTCCAACAAGACACGTGGACGCTCGCGTCGACTGGCCCGCTCGTCGAGCTGATCGAGAGCCCGATGATGGAAGAGTTCGCGGATTCTTGGGAGAGTCGTTTCGTCGGTGACCTCGAGCTTTATTGCGAGGCGCCGGGCTTCAACGCAACCATCCAGCACGCGACGGGGGCCTGAAAAACATGGCAAATTACGTCGAACAGGCAAAGTCGGCGATCATGGGCAGCCTGATGCAGCTCACCGATGCACAACGGCAAGCCTATGTGAACGGGAACATCAGCTCGCGCACCATCTCGCGCGCATTCGCGAATGCGACGGCCGGCACTGCGGTGACCGAGTCGGCCTTCGAGGACGTACGTCGAGGTGGCATCGTGCGCAGCGTGACCATCACGGCGCCCATCGCGGTAGCCGTGGATGCCACGAACAACGCGACCATTCTCGTCCAGAAGCGCACCATTTCCGGTGGCGCTGCTGGCGCGGCCGCGACCATCGCCACGGTCGCCACGACCACGGCTGGCGTAGGCGCTGGCGGTCTTGTGGCGTTCGTTCCGTTCAGCGTCCCGCTGACGGCGGCGAACGTCGTTGTTGGCCCGGACGACGTCCTGACCTACTCGGTCACCAAGGGCGGCACTGGTGTCGCGCTCACCGCTGCGACGAGTGAATTTCTGATCTCGGTCGACTTCGAGGAAAACGGCTTCGGCGCTGGGGGTCCCTGATGCGCATCGCGTATTCGATGGGACGGAAGATGAACCCTGGTGAGGTCGCGTTGGAGCTGGACATCACCATCGGGGCAGCGGGCGTCGTATCCTCTGTTCGAGGTTACGGGCTCAATGACGCGGTCGGCGTTCGCGGCGTACTGCACCCGGCGACGGGTCGGTACACGCTGACGCTCGACCAGGCATATGGCGGTGCCGTCATGGGCGTCTATTGCGGCGTGCGACAGGCAACGGGCGTTGCCCGCTTGTTCCCGTTTCACGTGAGCGGGGACGCTACTGCGGGTAATGAGGTCATCACGATCGAAGTGCTCCCCGGCACCGGCACTACGCTCACGGACCCAGCGAGCGGCGACCATCTCTACGTGACGATCGTCATCGACGAATTCGGCCAGGTGCAGTGATGGCGAAAGACGGCCTGAAAGGGCTCCTCATCATGGCTAAGCCGAAAGGCAAAGCAGAAGATGAGGGGCCGCCGTCCGAAGGGGGAGATGAAGATCGATACCTCGGGATGGCATTCGATGCTCAAGGAGATGGCGATCGAGAAGGCTACGTTGAAGCCATGAAAATGGCCATTCGCGCCTGCATCGCGGCCGAGGGCAAAGGAGAGTACTGATGGCGGATTTGGTATCGCGGGCGGAGTTGAGGGACCAAATCCGTCTGCGTACCGATACGCAGAACGAGACACGGCGATTCCCTGACTCCGAAGTAAACATCTACATCAACAAGGGGATCGCCGCGCTCCACCGAAAGATGTTGCGATCGCGCGGCCAAGGGTTCTCCGAGGCTTCGACTATCGTCACTCTAATCGGCGGTCAGGAATCCTACGCGCTCCCTGCGGCGCTTATGGAAATCGTCAAGGTATTCACGCGCATCGATGGCGAGGAGCGTGTCATTCATTCATATGAGGAGTGGGATACGCAGGGACTCGTCGAGCCGCAACCCGTCTCGATTTACTCGAATTTCGCGTATCGAATCGTGGGCGATAACATCTCAATTCGCCCGGTCCCATCTTCCAGCGGCCAATCGGTCACGATAAAATACGTATCCACGGCCGTGAAGCTCACCGCCGATTCGAACACGGTGGACTGCGTCGATGGGTTCGACGAATACATCGTCGCATGGGCATCGAAACGCATCGCCATCAAACAGCGTGACGACGTTCTGATCGCCATGCTCGATGGGGAGATGGGAGCGGCGCTATCGGACATTCAGGCCCTGTCCCCGGCGCGCAATGCCGCGGAGCCGCCGAGGATGCAGGATGTGCGTCCGCAGTACCTTTCGTGGCGTCGATGGGGTCGGAGGCTTCCCCCGGCATGAGCATCCCGCAAACAAGGCTTCCGCCGGACTTCGAGCGCACGCAGGAACGCCCGATTGATCGCATCCAAGACATCGCTCGTCGTACCGCTGTCGCGGTGAACCAGATTGGCCCTCCGCCACTTGGCCTCGGCCCGGTGACGTTCACCGCTGGGCAGGAGCTGAAGCTCAATCACAAGCTCGCGCGCGTGCCTGAGGAATGGTGGCCCGTGGACGTGACGGATGGCTATGGGTCATTCCGTCGCATGTCGTGGGATTCGAAGACCATCACCATCAAATCACAAAACGCCTGCACGGCGACGTTCAAGGTGGCATGAGTTCTGGCAGCCAGAAGACGATCATCCTGAACTATGAGCTCGACGGCTCGATGGATCAGCGAACGCACGTCCGGCAAGTCGCCGCGCCGCAGGTGATTCGCGCGACGAACGTGCGGTATCCCGATATCGGTGCGGTGGAGAAGCGGCAGGGGATCGCCAGCATTACCAATTCGTTTTCCACCGCTGGTGGCCAACCAGGCGGCACGATGACGAACGGCAACGGCAAGCTAATGACCTGTCGCGACGAGCTGCTCGTCACCGACGGGTTCAAAGTCGGCTCGCTGGCTGTCCACGCATCGCCGAACGTTCTGGTCGACAAGGGGAAGATCCCCGAGATGACGTCGACATACATCCCCGTCGACACCACCCAGTACACGGTCTCGCAGCCTGACGTTGCGGTGACGTCGCAGGGGCTCGTGTTCCACGTATGGGCGGCGAATGACCGCTCGTCTAGCTCCGACATGATCCCGCGATATGACGTCTTCTGGACGGTCCAGGACCGCACGAGCGGCGCGGAGATTATTAGCCAGGGAAGCACGGCGGGTGGTGCGGACGCATGGCAGCCACACATCGTGGCGGCCGGTACGAACGTCTTGCTGTTTTGGGTGCAGAGTGGCACCGGGAACATCGTCGTGCGCCCTTGGGACCCTACGAACCTGACGTGGAGCGCGGCGTCGACGATCGTGACCGACGGAGAGACGGATTACGGCGGCCCGTACTACCGAGTCTGCACCGACGGGACCAACGTTTACCTGGCGTATAACCAGACAAATGTGGCCGTCAGGGTGCTGCGGCTAAACCCTGCTACGGGCGCTGTGACGGCATCGATCACGAGCACCGAGACGCTGCCGCTCCACGCGCTGGGCATCGGTATTTGCGCCACGGCGGCGGACGACCGCGTGTGGGTGACTTACGCGCGCGATTTGCCGACGACGCAGGTGGATATCCGCGCGTCGGCGTACAATCTGGCGCTCTCTTCGCAGATTACGGCCCCGACGACGATCTATGCGCCCGTCTATGCGAACGGGTACGCGCAGACGTCCGTGACCCGCGTGACGTCGACGTCGGCCATCGTGCAGGTTTGGGTGCATGGGAGTAACCCGGGTACCGCGGATGGTAGGAACGACTTCACCGCATATCCAGTGATCAACAATAGCGCCGCGATCATCGGAGCCGCAACGGGCGACCAGCGGCGGACGTACTGGGGCATCCCGGCTTCACCGCCATTCGTAATGTCAACGTCCCCGCTGCGCGTGTTCGCATGGCACATGGCGGGCGGCGCGTATCTTGGCACATTGCCGCCGTCTCCGTCGGAGCAGCAGCTCCAGTGGACGATGACCCTCATCGATTGCTACGAGCCCGATACTACCGAAGACGAATGGCGCCCGCGACCCATCACATGGGAAGCCCCTCGTTATTCGCTTCCGGATTACCTCGGTAACATCAACGGATTTGCCAACGGCGTCAATCCTTTCGTCCCAGCGAGCATCGTCCTGGCGCCGACGGGCGAATGGGTGACTTCGAGCATTATCCGGCGCAATGCAGGGACTCGCGTTGGCCTCATCGAGGTGCGAGCGAAAAGCAAGGGGCCAGAGCTCTGGTGCAATGCTGAGATGGGCGGCACCATGATCGTAGGCCCGGGTCATTACTGGGACCGACGCCAGATGGCGGAAATCTCATACGTCTATTGGCCGCAAAAGCCCGCAGCGACGCCGTCGGCGACGGGCGGCTTTCTCAAGAACAGCGAAAAATACCTGTATCGAGTGCTCTACGAGTACGTCGACGGTACCGGGGCGGTTCACCGCTCGCAAGCATCCGATATTCTTGAGGTCAACACGCCAGCCGGCGCTGGTACCGCGGCCAGCGTCTCGCTCACGGTACCAGCCCTGTCGCACACAGCTCGGCAGGATGCGATTTTCCTCAACCAGGGCAGCGGCGTGCGCATCGTGGTGTATCGCTCTGGACCGTACAATACGCCGGTGGACGATTTGGCGTTCTACCGCGTGTTCAGTGACACGGCGACCCCGAAAAACCGGACGACGCTCAACGTAATCACGTTCACCGATACTGCGGCCGATTTTGATTACAGCGGTCTCGCATCGCGGAAGAAGCAGCTCGATACGCTGTATCAGGAAGGCGGAATCCTCCCGAATACTATGCCCAATGCATTCACGGCCTGCGTCGCATACCGAAATCGGTTCTTCGTGGCATATCGCAACAATATTGCGTATACGAAGCAATTCGTTCCGGGCGAGGCGCCATCGTTCAGCGATCTACTGACATTCCCGTGTGAGGAGACGGGGAACATCACATCGTTGTTCAAAATGGATGATGCGCTTTACATCGCAACGCGTGATCGGATTTACTCGATCGCTGGTGATGGGCCGAATGACGCGGGCACGCAAAACGATATCGGGACGCCTTCGCTCGTGGTCACCGATCGGGGTGTCGTGGACCAACGCAGCGTCGTGACGATGCCGCTCGGCACCATGTTTCAATCGACCGTAGGCATCCAGATGCTGGAGCGCGGGCGCGCAGTGAACGTCGAGCCGATCGGCTCGCGAGTGCAGGACGATCTGGTCACGTTCTCCGAGATTACATCGGCATGCATGCATCCGACGGGCGGCTATGTGACGTTCTGCGCGCGTGTGCCGCAGATTGGCGGCGGAGGGACTTACGATGGCATTCGACTCGTATACGATTACACGACGAATCGATGGTCGCGCGACACGTTGATGCTGAATAACCCCGACGTCGGGCGTGGCATCCTGAGCGAAGCGGAAAGCCGCGGTCGGATTTATCTTCTTTTTGCCAACGGCATCAACAACCATCTCGCGCTCGAGTCACTCACGGACTGGCGCGACGAAGGCTCGTGGGTCCCAATGCAGATTCAGCTGTCCGAGGTGCATCCGCAGGGACTGCAGGGGCATTACGGCTTCAAGAAATGGTCGCTCAACGCCGCGAGGTACTCGGGCTTCAACATTGTCCTCTCATGGTTCCGAAATTACGAGGCGTCGGCGTACGACACCAGCACGATCATCAGCGATGACGTGATGGCGGCTCCCGTGGACCTACCGTTCAGCGAGGACACGACGATCCACCTGGCAAAATCGGCTCGCCTCGTCATCCAAGATGCCTTCCCTAGCAACCCCGCTCACGAATTGATGGGTCGCGGCGGAGCATTCGTCGGTTTGGCGCTGGAAGTTGACCAAATCACTGGTAAAATCTACCCGAACGCTGCGCAGGAGAAAAGCTAATGCCGGTCGAACAAGGTGGCGGCACGACGGACCCTGGGGTCATCACCGAAGAAGAGCGTCGGCGCCAGGCAGCCTGGCAGCAGCAGCAGGCTTCCGCCGGAGTGCCGCCGAATCAGCGTACTGGGCCGGGCGCGGGCGCGCTGAATCCGAGCCTAGGCCGTCCAGTCAGGGCGCCAGGGCGGCCTATTAATCAAGAGTCACCGCAAAACAACCCATACGCCACCACGCGCGAGCAGATTCTGATTCGCGATCCGAGCGCTTATTATCTTGGCGGGGAGAAGGGATACGTTGGGAATGAGGCCGCGCGATACGCCGGGTATGCGTCGGACGCGCGCGCGCAACAAGCCGCAGCCTACGGGCAATATGGCCAGAGCATTGGTCTCTCGGACGAGGCGCGACAGCAACAGCTCCAGGGACTTGGCTACCTGCGTGGGATGGCGGAAGGAACCGGACCGTCTGCCGCGCATGCGCAAATGCTCCAGGGGCTGCAGGCGGCACGGCAACAGCAAGCATCCGTAGCGGCAAGCGCCAGAGGCGGCGGCGGGAATATCGCGGCCGCCCAACAGGCCGGCGCGAATGCGGCGGGGCAGTTGGCTTCGACCACGCTCGGCCAGACGGCCGCCCTGCGCGCGCAGGAGCAGCTCGGGGCAATCGGGCAGTACGGGCAACAGGCCGGTGCGCTACGGCAATCGGATTACCAGCGCGCGCAGCTCGCAGCAGCGCAGCAACAGGCCGCCGCCGGGCAGGCGGGGCAATATGAGCAATTCAAGCAGGGGCTGATGAGCCAACAGGCTGGATACGCGCAAGCTGCGGAGCAACAGGCGCTTTCTCGCGAGGCGGCGGCACGCGGTTGGACGCTTTCTCAGCAAGCGCAGGACAAGTCCGAAACGAACCAGTGGATCCAAGCCGGAACGGCAGCAGCATCTATCGCGGGGATGATCGCTCTCGGAGCCCTGTCGGATGAACGGTCGAAGGAAAACGTGACGGATGGCGCGAAGGACGTCGATGACGCGCTCACGAAACTCAAGCCGATGTCGTTCGATTACAAACCAGAATTCGGCGGGGAACGCAGGACGGGAATCATGGCGCAGGCCCTTGCCGCTTCCAAGGCCGGCGCCGGGGCGGTCATGCAGCGCCCGGATGGGTTGCTGATGGTCAAGGCCCCAGAAGCGGCGACGCTCGCTCTCGCTGCGACCGCGCGGCTGCATGATCGGTTGAACAAGCTGGAGGGTCGTCGTGGCGGTAAGTGAGAAGTTCTTGTCGCAGATTTTCCCCATGATCATGTCGCAATACGGCGG